TGTGCTGGCTGACTAGCTTGTGCTGGCTGACTAGCTGGTGTTCCTTGAGCTAATGAGCCTGGTGCAACTACATCAGTAGTTTGCTGTGGAACTTGTGGTGTAACATTAGCATCAGCTGAAGGTTCTTGTGAGCCTTTGTTTAAATAATCTTGTATATGCATAAGTCTATCATAAGTATTACCAACAAAACCAGCACGAACTAATAACTCACCATAGTTAGCCAGCATTTTAGCTTGATTTTTAACATTATTTCCAAGAATTATACTCTGAGTTTGCTGATTATAATTATTATTACCTATAACATACTCTAAAGTTCTTTTAAATTCTTCATCTGAAGCTGCTGTACCTGACATAGCTTTTAATCTATCCGCAACCATCATACCTAAAGTACCTTGTATTCCAAGTTTAGTTGCTAAATCTTTATCTGGCAACCCAACTAAATTTCTAAGCTCTTTAGGACTATACTTATTAATAGTAGTTTTTAAGTTCTCTAAAAATCCAGTTTTATAGGTGCCATTTTTAACTGCATTTTGTAACGTTTGATTAAAGCCTTCTGCAAATTTAAGATTAGCATACTGACTATTAAACTGTTCTAACTGCTTTTTATACTGTGAATATACGGGTGTTAGCTTAAACTGCGTATCTAGGTTATCTCTTTGAGCTTTAGTTAATGAGGTATATTGTTGATTGCCGTCCATTAGCCCATTACCAACTTTAACAGCTGTATTAATATCATTAACGTCCATATTCTCTTTACCTTGACTTGTTCCAGCATCCATTATAACTGCTGCAGTTTTATCTACGTGTTGTTGTTGCTGCGGTGTTAAATCTGCATAAGGTTTACCATATAATGAGCTAGAATTTATTTCTCTAAGTTGGGTCATTCTATCTGCTCTTTTAGGACCTGCTCCAGCATTTTTAGCTGCTGAATTTAAAGCTGTCCAATCGTTAGCAGTTTTACCAGGATTTTTCGCAAGCCATTCTTGCTCACTCTCCGCAGCTATTGAAGCAGTTGTAGGAGGTTTAAGTGCTTCTTGTAATTTTTGCTGTGATGCAACATAACTATTTAGGTCACTGCTAGTAGCTCTATTAAAATAACCAGTATCTTGAGCAAATTCTCCTAATGAGGCTAAATGACCTGCGCTTGTCATATAATATGATTTTCCAATTTCTTGCTTAGCTACTGGACTAAGTTTAGCTAATTCTTGTGCAGGTATAATTTTCTCTACTTGAGCCACATCTTGAGGATTATTCCAATCTATTGGTCTAATACTAGAAACACCATAGTTAGTCTTCATACTATCAGCTAATACTGGATTTTGTTTTATAGCATTATTAAAGCCCTCCCAATTATGATGATTAATAAGTTGACTAGTAGCATTATCTAAATCTTTAGCTGCAACTTGATTTTGAACTAAATGTTGCTGATACTCCAACTGATGTTGTTGCATTTGTAAATCATTTAGTTTTTGCTGATATACATTTGCCTCATTAGAAGTTAAGTTTGTTTGTGCTTTCTGTAAAGCTAATGCACTCTGTTGTACCTGCTGTCTATTAGCGGCATCTCTAGCATAACCTCCAGCAGCTCCATAGCCTACAGCTGCCCACCCTGATAAATTATCTCCTGCTTGGCTCATAATTGACCTCCTGCTTTATACTCACCACCTAAATAACTGCCAAATGCGTTTGAGCCTATGCCATATAAATTAGTCATATTAAGCATACCTTGTGTACCATATCTGCCAGCTAAATTAGCTTGCTGGCCAGATAAATTAGTTGCAGAATTTACACCATTATTTGATACTCCACCTATTGTTCCTAGCATTTGCGTTCCTTGTCCTAAGCCTAAACCTAAAAATTGCATACGTTTATTTGAAGCTATTGTACTTTGATTGTTCCTAATAGCAGCATCTTGTTGGTATTGTTGCTGACCTATTTGAGTAAGCGCTGAAGCTTCTAAACCACTACCACCTATACCTCGTTGAGCTAATTGACTACTAATATTTTGACGGGCTTGTTGAGCACCTAAGTTATTTTGCATTAATTGATTAGCTACAACATTAGCACCATCATAATTATTAACATAATGAGCTTGTTTTTCTTGCATAGTACCATATAAATGCTTCCAATCAGCATACTGTTGTTTCTGAAAATCTAACTGGCTTGTTGTTAATCCATAAGCTCTATTAGCTTCTAAGTTTGCCCTATTATTAGCTTGTTGCTCTTGTTTATGATGAGTAATACCTAATGTATCAGTAATATCACCAACTGTATTAGTAACTGCGTGACCGACATCACCAACTACGTGACCGATAAAGTGAGTAACAGCTCCCATTATATCTCCTTATAATATTTTATTTCAGTTACTATTGCTTTAAGATGTTCTAAAGCTTTAGCACTTTTTCTAGTTAAGCTTGTAGCTTCCCAACCTTTATATTTAAGCTTTTTTAAAGTATCTTCATACTTTTTTATAAGCTCATTTAAATAATATCGGTAATCTTTTTGTATATAAATACTATTTAAAACATTTGAATAGCCTATTAAAAAGCCAACAAGTTCTTCTTTAGAATTATATACACCAAAAGATATTTTATCTTGCTTACCTAATTCATCATTAAGCATTAGTGAGGAAGCAAATTTATTATTTTTTGCATAGAGTTCACTTTGATATTCTTGATATAATTCTAGTAATTTATTATAATCTTTATCTTGCATAATTTTAATCATAGTTTATTATATCATATTTAATATTAAAATAATATTAAATTATATTTGCATTTCCTAAAGCAGATATAATACTATTAACTTTATCTTGTATAGCTTGAACTTCTGCTTGTGTTGGTGGACTACTAATAGTTTGAGTTAATTTAGCTATTGCAGCTTGTTGAGGATTATTAGTTGTAGTACCACCTTCAGTAACTGTTCCTGAAGCAGTACCAAAATTTAAGTTAAAAGCTGTATTTTTACTAAACTTTGGCTCATAGGTATTTTCTGTATAAATAACATCAACTAGCTCATTGCTACCAGCTGTAAATGTTTTTGAACTATTATAACTAACTATCCCAGTGAATTTCCTGCTACCATCAATTTTACTAAATGTTAAATCTTCTGCTTGTATACCACTAATGCTATTAATATTAGTACGTATTAAAACATTTATATAATCTATATCACTAGCTATAGTATTTAATGAGTTTATAATATCATTGTTAAGTGCAAATCTTTCATTGCCAATATTACCAAATGATAGATTAATTTTCTCTAGTAATTTGCTCAAAAATATTTTTAGCTGCACTGGGTCTTGAATATCAGTAGGAACTACTGCAAAAGTTGATTGGTTATCTACCATTTTGTCTACCTTCTACTATATATTGTAATTCTAATAACTCACCTGTACCAGTAATTTCAAACTCTATATAATATCCTAATCTACTTTCAGAAGGTATCAAAATTTCAGAAGTATTTTCATCAATACTTCTAGTTGCTACAAGAATACCTCCTATATATATTTTAATAATTAAAGAGCCAAAACATCTCACGTACACTGTTTTATAATTTTTTAGATTACTAATTTGACCATCACTAATTCTTGGAGATTTATATGTCAATACCATAGGTGTAGATGAGGTTAGTAAGCTATATAATCTGCCATTAAGAGAATAATATAATGTGTCATTGTGCAATAAATTTGAAAAACTATCTACATTTTGATTGATTATTTTAAATACTTCACCTTCATTTTGTGATGTTACTCTTGATGAAATTGCAAACCTAGTATCATAAGCTAATATAGCTCCATTATATGCAACATAATAAACACCGTCACAAACTTCTGCATCATTAATTGAAGATATATTTAATGTAGCTAATTTTAATCTGCTAACAACAGTAATTAAGCCTCCTGAAGAAGCACAAATACCTTCTTTAGATACCCATACTAATGTATTTCTAGCAAAAGCTATAGATTTGTGTGCAATACAACCTTGTCCAGCACTTAATAAGTATCTTGATAATGTACTAGGGCTAGTACCAGATACAATATAAGTTCTAGATTTTGTAAAAACTAATAAGCCATTACCAACAGCACCTATACCAGTTAATGTGTCATTAAACTCTATAAAATTAAAAGCACTCCAATAATTAACATAGCCAACAGCACTATAATATAGTTTACTTCCTATAGTACCAAAGAACATAGCATTACTCTCTGTTAAATAACTAAGTCCTGTTGGTGCTGGAGCATAATTAAAACTATCTAATACATAGCCATTTACATTTAAGTCGCCTATATTATCTGCATAGCTACTTGTAGAATTACTTACTTCTACAACTAATGTCATTTTGGTTAAATTACCACCTAGCCTATAAATTCTTATTGTATCAACTTGTGTATCACTAGAGGCAGTATAAGCAATACTTATAGTATTAGATGAAGCTACTATATTGGAACTATATGTACTTGGTTGACTTTCTGTTCCATCTACACTATTATAATAGGTATAGCAATAACTATAAGTGCCAGTTAGAATACCCCTACCATCTAATGATATAGTTGGAGTTATAGAAGGCTTATCAATACCAAGATTTTGCCAATTTATTCCATCAGTAGATTTTTGAGGCTTACCTATATTATCAGTATAATATAGTCTTTCTTGAAACTTAATATAATTCTTATATGTATTAGAACTAACCCAAGCATTTTTAAAATTTATAAAATACTTCCCGATTACTACATTCTCATTAGTAGAGTCATTAATAGGTTTTAATGAACCGGTACTATTATCTATATTAGTATATATTTGAGCCTCTGATATACTAATTAAATGAGGAGCTAATCTTGTATTTAATCCACCACTAAAATTATCTAATTGTGCCATAATTTATCCTTTATACTAACAATAACTGTACATCATCTGTGCATCTTGTTCCGACCTGCTTACACCAATGACTATCTTGCGCTTGCCTTGAGGCTTCTTTAAAATCACCTTGCTTAACTGCTGCTATCATCTTTTTAAAGCCTAAAAAACGAGGCTCGCCCATATTAAACATCATATCAGTAAGGGCATTTTGTACGCTAATAGGAAGCTCTTCAAAGTTGTCAAAGATTTCTTTAAGTGCATTTTGTGCGATGGCTATATCCTCTTTTAATAATAACTCCGCTACCTGTCTGCTAATTCCATTATCTGTTAAGTTGTGTCCCGTGCCTATTGTAAGTTTACCTACTGTATCGGTATATGGGTATAGTTTTGTACCCTCGTGTGCTTGTATAATCTCTTCTATTGTCATAGTTTTACCCCTAATTTCTGTGTAATAACTTGTTCTATAATATAAAAACTTCTAGTACCTTGATGCGCCAGCACCCCGCTAATACCTACCGCTAAATAAATATTATTAAGATATCCAACTATAATCAAATAACTAAAAATAGCTATGCCCCCACTTGTAAAAGCATCTAAAAAAAATAGTAATACTTTTTTAATTAATGAATATTCTTTTGTTACTCGCCTTGTATAATTCATAATTGCACCCCATAAGCCTACAAAAAACAATGCGATTAAATCTAAATGTGGGATATTATTAAGGTCTTTATGAGGCATTTGTGCTCCAGTTCGATTTTACTATATATGCTATACTACCTAGCACTGATGTATAAATAGCTCCGATGCCAATATCTCCTAAGCCCTTAATCTCTTTGATAAAACTAGGTTGCAATATAAACCACGATAAATACATAAAAAAAGCTATAACGGCATATCTGCCTGCCACTTTAATATCATTTCTTGTCATCGGTAAACTCCGTATTATATTTTTTAATCTCTTTATTGAGGTAA